ATGGCGGGTAGGGGCAAGGGCGAGGGGTCCATCTACAAGGAGGCGTCCGGACTGTGGGCGGCGGTGATCCCGCTGCCGCCGGACCCGGTCACTGGCAAGCGGCGACGCAAGTATGTGCGCGCCAAGTCCAAGGCCGAGGCGGTCCGGAAGATGCGCGCCGCCCAGCTGGAGCTGGCTCGCACAGGTGACATCTCCACCGGCCGGGGGCTGACCCTCGCGGAGTGGCTGGACCGGTGGATCGAGCAGGACGTGGCGCCCCGACGTAAGCCGGCCACCACCGCCGACTACAAGTCGGTCATCCGTGTGCACATCAACCCGGCGATCGGCTCCCGCCGCGTCGACCAGCTCACCGCCGCCGACGTCCGCGCCCTCCACGCCCGCATCGCCGCCGCCGGCGCCTCCACCTCCACAGCCGCGAAGGTGCACCGTGTGCTGCGGGCGGCGCTCGCGGTGGCGGAGCGTGAGGAGATAGCCCCTCGTAATATCGCCCGCCTGGTCAAGGCCCCGCCCGCACCCATCAGGGCACCCCGTGCCATGACCGCCGACGAGGCCCGCCACTTCCTGGCCGCACGCACCACGGACCGTGCCCGGTGGATGGTCTCCCTGATGCTCGGCGTCCGCCAGGGCGAGGCCCTGGGCATGACCCTCACCAACCTGCACCTCGACGTCGCCGACGGCGGCACGCCGTGGGTGGATCTCGCCTGGGAGCTGCGCCGGGTCACCTGGGCGCACGGCTGCGGCCCCCACACCGACGGCGGCGGCTGGCCGTGCAGGCGGAAGCGCGGCTCCGACTGCCCCGACCGCACCGCCCCCATTCCCGACGGCATGGAGGCCGAGCAGGCCCACGGCGGCCTCTGGCTACTACGCCCCAAAACCGTCGGCTCCAACCGTCGCGTGGCCCTCCCAACCGTGCTCGCGGACGCGCTCGCGGAGCACATCGAAGCGGCTCGGCCGACTCGGTTCGTGTTCGAATCGTCGCCCGGGCTGCCGATCGATCCGCGGCGCGACTACGGCGCCTGGAAGGCTGCGCTCGCGGAGGAGGGGCTGCCGGAGATGTCGCTGCACTCGGCCCGCCACACGTGCGCGACGCTGCTGTTGGAGGCGGGGGTGCCGCTGCGGACGGCGCAGGAGATCCTGGGCCAGACGCAGGCGCTTACGACGGCGCGGTATCAGCACCCCAGTCTCGGGGTGCAGGCGCAGGCGCTCGACGCCGTCGCCGGGGCGCTCACCTGACCCTCAGCATGTCCTGATAGGCAGCGACGACCCAGCGCGCGACGTCAAGTTCTACGGCCAGCGCGCCCGGGTGCGGACCCACCGCAACCTCGGCGCGACGGTAGCTCTCGGGGGTGACGAGACGGCAGGCCACAGCCCGGTTGATGTGCGCCTCGACCGCGCCACCCTGGTGGCCGTCGTCCCCGCGGCGTGCGTGCTCCAGCTCGTGCATCAGCGTGGGGACGGCGAGGCGGTCGGGCATCCCCTCCCGCAGGAGGATCATGCGCGTGGCCAGGTGGTAGGCACCTCTCAGCCCGGCCGGCATGCGAGTTACCCAATGCACGAGGATGCCCTGCTCGGCAGCATTGTCGAGCAGGGCATCCATCGTTGGTCTCATGAGCGGGGATGCTAACCCTGACCTCAGACACGAATATCGACCGCACTTGTAGCACCTCACTTACAAGCAGGGTCGCGGTGCGCTCGCCGCCAACTCAGAGCGACTCGTCCTCCCCGTAGGGGATGTCCTGGGACTCCTCGCCAAGGTCGTCGCGCCATCCGGTCGTCTCCGCCAGCTCCTCGTCGGCTCCCGGCTCGACCTGGGCGGCAAGCTCCTCCAGAGGAGGCAACCCCTCCGGCCAATCAGCACGCCGCTCCCCCAGCTCGACAACCTTTGCACGCTCGCGCTCGCGGACCATCTCCTGCGCCTCACGCAGCACCTCCACCGGGTCTAGACCGAGCGACTCCGCGATGGCCTCCAGCTCACCTACTGTCATCGCTCGACCGCGGCGGAGCACGTCACCGAGACGAGTCAGCCGCACACCAGACCTTCGCGAGAGCTCACGCAGGCTCATCCCGCTGCCCTCAAGCGCGTCTCCAAGCGCCTCAGACACCCTCGCATCGGCCGGGTGCTGCTCAATCGACCTGCTACCCATATCGTGATGTTCTCACATGCGAACACGCAAGGCAATCCCTCTTGACAACGTTCGCGATTGCGAGCACTCTTCTCTCAGGCGTTCGCAATCGCGAACGGAAGGAGGAATGATGTCGGTCGCGTCCGAGATCCGAGCTGAGATGGCACGCCGCGGCGTCACGGGCACCGCGCTCGCCGACGAGGTGTCGCTCAAACGCCCGTACCTGTCCCTGCGGCTGAACGAACATGCTGACCTTAAGGTAGGCGAGCTCGTGGCTATCGGCGACGCCCTCGGCGTGCCCGGGTGGGAGCTACTGCGCCGCAGCAGGCGTCCCCAACCCGGGACTACCTCGGAGTCATCCCCCGCCGTCGTCGAACCCGAGCCAGGGGTGCAGGCACGCGGCATCGCCGCCGTCGAGCACGTGGGTGCTGCGCTCGCGGGTGTGCCGGCGGAGGACCTGCTGGCCCATGAGCAGGCGTGTGACTCGTGCTGGTCGCTGGACGACGCGGCCCGGCACCTGTCCGGTGACGAGGACCCAGCCACGCACCGCTCCTCCGACGAGGAGGTGGCGTGATGCAACGCCCTGTACTTGCCCTGCGGACGCCTGATGGCGCCATGTTGGCCACGGTCCCTGATGAGCCGGTGGAGATCATCATCGAGCCCGAGAGCCCTGTTGCAGTCGTGCGCGTCAGTCTCTTCGTGGAGGCGATCGAGGGAGCGCTATGGCTGCTTCCTTCCTCCCAGGGTCGGGAAGAGAAGGCCACCTCCTCGGTGAGTGGTGATGGGGATGAGGCCACCGAGGAGGTGCACCCCGCCGCCGGCCGGTTCGACTCCTGCCGGTCGTGCGGCGGGTGCGGGGCGGGGCTGGCGTCTCGTAGCTGCGCCGGCCCCGCCCACCCCACCACCAGTGACATCCCGGATGGGGGTGAGGCGTGATGGCCGCCGCGACGCTGGAGGCGATCGCGGAGCGCCTGGACCGGATCGAGCGGGCCCTGACCGCCGGCGCCGTCCCGGAGGTGCGGTCCCTGTCGGTGGCGGATGTGTGCCGCCTGACCGGTATCCCCCGCCCGGCCGTGCTGGCCGCGATCCGTACCGGGGATCTCCCGGCGATCGAGATCGGGGAGCGGACTCGGGTGGTGCGCCCCACCGACCTGGATGCGTGGCTCACTGCCCGTGAGCTCCGCGTCTGAACCCAGCCCAGACAAAGAAGTGGCCGCCAGCAATGTGCCTGCCGGCGGCCGGTGAGCCACAGAAAGGACAAACCAATGGATCGAACCAAATCTTACAAGCCCCGTCACCTCGCCCCGCGGAAGCGTCTGGTCGATGTCATCCGGGACGCCGCCCACACCGCTGAGCACGGGCTGGCCGACTGGCTGCTCGCCGAAGACGGCGTCGCCGAGGGCACGACCGCCTACCTGAACTCGCTCACCGACAACACCATGGAGGAGGTGCCGGCCCGATGACTGCTCGTGTGTCTGGCCTGTCTCGCGCCGCCCGCGCGACTATCGCCGCTGAGGGGATCACCGTGCGCCAGTACGTCGACTACCACGTCGGCCCCGACACTGCCCGGTGGCCGGGTGACCGGTGCGGCTGCACCGATGACCGCTGCGACGGCTACCACCACATGGCCGGCGAGCCGTGCCCGTGCGTGGAGGTCCTGTCCCGCAACGCCGCCGCAGCCACCTCCCGCGAGGAGGCGATGGTGCGATGAGTACGGAGAAGCGGATCATGGCTGGTGCGTGCCTGCTGTGTGTGGGTGTGCTAGTGGGCTGTGTGCAGGTGTGGCTGGCCGTGGCGGGCCGGGCGCCGGCGATGTCGGGGCTGTCGCTGCTGTCCCTGGGCCTGGGTGGCCTGGGCGCCGGCCTGATGATCGTGGCCGGTGATGGTGGACCCGCCCCTGCGGGTGTGGGCGCTGCGCCGGCCCGGCATGGTCCGGCCGGTGCTAGCGGTGCCGGCGGTGCTGCGGCGTCGGCGTCGACCCCTGACACCGACGACGTCGACGACGATGCCGGTGCTGAGGAGGTGCTGGCGGCCGCAGCGCGGATCGTGGACGGCGCGGTCGCGGATGAGGCGGACGCTGCCGTGGCCCGTATCCATGGTGTGCCGCACTCGCATCTGCGGATGGTGCTGTCCCCTGGTGGGCAGGTCACCACGGGCGCGGGCGCCACCGGAGACGGCGACGTCGAGGGTGACGACGTCGGGGTGCCGGGGGTGGTGTGCGAGCTGGTGGCCCCGTCCGGGTGGATGGGTGCGGGCCTGATAAGTCTGGCTGAGACGCTGATGAGCCACAGGCGGATGCAGGAGCTGCTGGGCCAGCTCGCGGCCGACGGCGACGCCTCCGCGATCGCTGCGGCCGAGTACCTGCGCATCGACATCCCTGATGGGAGGGAGCAGTGATGGGCCGGCCGGTTAAGGATTCGCCGACGATGGACCTGGTGCTGGCGGCAGTAGCCGACGGCAACCACGCCTACCCTGCCCTGGAGCGGGCCACGGGACGCACCCGTAAGCGGATCTCGACCATCCTGTCGCGCCTGCGCGGCAAGGGCCTGATCACAGGTACTGCGTCGGACGGCTCGGTGCGGGTCACCGACGCGGGCCGGCGGATGCTGGCCGGAGACCTGTCGGCTATCGGCCAGCTGGGCCGCTGCCCGACCACGGCACACCTGGTGCTGTCCACTCTCGCGGCGGCGGGCCCGTGCCCGCTGGGGGTGCTGGTGGACGCCACCGGCGTGCGCAAGTCCGCGGTGCGCGCCTGCCTCGCCAAGCTCCGCCAGCGCGGCCGCCTGTCCTACACGGGAGGCGCCTACGCCCTGACCGGCCAGGGACGCGCCCTGGAGGCCGAGTACACGGCCGCCTACGGCACCCCGCCCGGCCTGCCCACCAACGAGCAGGTCTCCGCGGCGTGGCGGGCCGAGCAGGACCGGCGGGAGGAGCGCGCCGGGCAGCTACGAGCCGCCCGGGCCGAGCAGGAGCGCCGGCGCGCCACCCGCAAAGCCGCCAAGCCCAAGCGCCGGCGTGCAAAGGCCGCCAAGCCGAGGACGGTTAAGCGCGCCACCAAACCAGCCGCCGCACCCGCTGCTGTGGCGTCGTCGGGGCCGGTGCGGCTCGGCCCCATCAGGGCCCAGCGGCGTCGTCCGCTGCCCACCGAAGGGTGGGTGCGCTGATGCCTCCTGCGAACAACATCTCGGCCGGGCCGCGCCGCAAGACGTGGATGGCCATGACGGACCACCAGCAGCGTCAGGCCCTGCGCCTGACCCTCAACACCCTGTCCGCCGCCGCGACCGGCAGCCCTGCCGGGGTCGCCCAGACCCTTGCCGAGGCCGCCGCCATTGCACCGGCGGTGGAGGACCACGTGGCGTGGGCGGCCGCCTACCTGACCGCGACGCTGCGCCTGACCGTCGACCCGACCGGCCAGGTCAGCCGCCACCTCACCACCGGCAGACAGCTGCGCGCCCAGACCGCGCCCGCCCAGGAAGGACTCTTCACATGACCACCACGACACTGGACATAACCCCACCCGCCGCGCTCGCGGACCGCGTGGTGATCGACGCCGATGACGACCAGGCGCGGCTGGTGGCTGAGCATCTGCTGGCCGCTGCCGCCGGGGGTGAGGAGACGGTGTGCGTCTCGCAGGCGACCCTCGCGGCGACGACGGGCCTGTCGGCGCGGACGCTGCGGCGGGTGCTGGACCGGCTGCTGGAGGCCGGCTGGATCACCGTCACGGTGGCGGCGACGCCGAATATGCCGGCCACCTACGACCTGTCCCGGCTGCGTGAGCTCGGGGTCATGCCGGCCTCGCAGCCCGCCTCGCCCGTCGGCGCGCCTGCTGGTGGTGTGCGCGTACTGACGGAGGCCGAGGCCCGCTCCCCGCTGGGGAATGTGGTGCCCGGTGAGCGAATCATGGTCGAGCCGGCTCTGTTGGAGGCGGGGTCGAACATCCGCCGGGCTTTGCGGGTGGATGAGCGCTTCACGGCCACGATCGCTGAGATGGGGGTGCTGCGCGATCTGCACGTGTATCCGACGCTGACGGGCCTGGTGGTGCTGGACGGGCACCGGCGCCTGGCCGCCGCCCTGGAGGCGGGCCTGGGGCTGGTGCCGGCGCTGATCGTTGAGCCCGCCGACGACGCCGACCGGATCAGTCAGCAGCTGGTGGAGAACGACGAGCACGCCCACACCCTGCCCACCGAGCGGGCCGACGCGGTCCGGCAGCTGATGCTGCTGGGCATGCCCAAGAGGGACCTGCGCAGGCGGGGCGTTGGGCCGGATGAGATCGACGCCGCCAAGGCGGTCACCGCGGCAGCGGAGCCGGTGCGTGAGCTCGGGCGTCGCGTGACGGGCCTCGACCTGGTGGCGCTGGGCAAGGTCGCTGACATCTCAGGGCAGATCGGCTCCCCGGAGGAGGTGGAGGAGATCGTCCAGGAGGTTCAGGCCCACCCGGAGCAGGTGGATCACATCGTGGAGCGCGCCCGGCGCGCCGTGCTGGCGCGGGACGCATACCAGCGGGTCGTGGACGAGCAGGCCGCCAATGGCGTGCGGGCGATCTCCTACGAACAGTTCCTCCACGAGGATCGATCCCGCTCCTGCATCCTGTCGGATCTGGTCGACGGCCGTGGCGAGCCGATCGACGAGGTCTCGCACGCCTCCTGTCCCGGTCACGTCGCCGTCGTGGACGTCGACTTCACGGTGTCGAGGGAACAGCGGGAGAAGGAGGGGCCCTCGTACCGGGTCCGCTGGTACGCGTGCATGGACTGGGCGGCCCACGGGCACCGCAACCGGTTCGCTGGCCCATCGTCGGGTGCGACGTCGGGGCCGCAGGACGAGCAGGTGCGTGCGGCGCGTGCCCGGGTGCGCCGGCGCAACGAGGACATGGACTCCGCTAACCGGGTGCGGCGGGCGTGGATCCGCGAGCAGCTGCTGCCCCGCCGGGTGCTGCCCACCGACGCCCTGGGCTACGTCCTCGCCGTGGTCCGCTACGCGCACTCCTACGTCACCGGCATGGCTAAGGACAAGGGCCTGGAGCACCTCGGGCTGTCTCCTGCCGGCCTGGACCAGGACGCCACCGGGTCACCGCGGGAGGCGAAGCGGGGGCTGCTGGCCTGGGCGCTGGCTCTGATGGAGGGGACCATCGTCCGCGATTCCTGGCGCCAGGACGACCCCGGCCACATGTACGACCGGATGCTCGCCACCCACCTGGACACCCTGGCCCGCTGGGGGTACGCCCCCGCCCCGATCGAGCAAGAGCTCATTGACGGGCTCGACACCACCGCTAACCACGACGACGAGGACGGTGTCGGCGAGGACGCCGGCACTGAGGAACACGAGAAGGGGGAGGACTGATGAGCGCTGTTGTGCGTTTGACTGTGCGGACCGCGTCGCTGCTGGGTGCGTTGCAGGGGCTGGTGCCGCACCTGCCGTCCCGGCAGCGGGATGAGGATCGGCCGGTCGGGGTCGGGGTGGCGCGCCTGACTGTCGCCGGCGACTACCTGCTGTGCCTGGCCGTCGCGAAGGACCGGGCCCGCTACGTGTGTACCCGGGCCCTGGTGGTCGACGTCGACGACGACGGCATGCCGGTGCCGGACGTGTGGGCCACCCGCCCGGTGCTGGCGGACCTGATCGGCATGCTGGCCCACGCCGACGCCCAGGACGTCGAGCTCACCATCGACGAGCCCAACCTGGCACTGACGGTGCGTGAGGTCGGGGTGCTGTGGGGCGGCCGCCAGGTCACCGTGCGCACGGACCCCCCGCCCCTGGACCCCGAGCGGGCCGACGTGGCCGCCATGCTGGTGCAGGCCTCCCAGGCCCGCCTGGCGTCCTGCGGGCACGTGGCCCTGTGGGCAAAGGACGCCACCGCCATGGGCCGCACCGCCGCGATGGTCGGTGACTCCCTGTCGTGCCGGCTCGGGGTCATGGGCGGGGATCAGACGGTCCTGGTGTGGGGGTACTCCGCTCGCCGCCGCACCGACGCCAACGACCTGGAGGAGGTGGTGCCGGGGTCCACCTACCTGGGCCTCACCCTGGGCTCCCAGGACTCACACACGCTGCCTGTGTTTGAGGACGTGTCCTGCTACGCGGGGGACCTGCTGGACCCGCTGCTGGACGCCGTCCTGCCCGACCTGGACGCCGACGCCGCCGGCGCCGACGTGGAGGCCGCGTTCGTCGCCGAGATCAGCGACTACCTTGCCGACCAGGACCCCGACGGCCCCGACGACGACGCCGGTGGCTCGCCGTGGGGTGGTGACGCGGCGTGAGAGTGATCGTGCGTATCGAGCGGGACCTTGCCGGCCCGATCGAGGTCATCGAGGAGCTGCCCGCCGAGGTCGTGGATGAGTCGTCCGGGTCGGATGTGGTGGCGGCCAGCCGCCGTGAGTCGGACCGGGCGGTGCGCCTGCTGTCCCGGGCGGCCGTGACCGCCTGCAGCCGCCTCAGCGCCGCCGCAGACGGGGGTGAGTGCTGAATGGGTACCCACGACCGCAACCTTCCCTGGTTCGACGTCTACACCCAGGACCACTGCCCGCGCTGCGACCAGGTGATCCGGCACCTGGAGCAGCTGGGCGCCCAGTACCGGGCCCGCCCGCTGGTCGATCACCCCGAGGCCCGGCGCCTGGCCGCCGACCAGCACGTCACCAGCGCGCCCGTAGTGGTGGCAATGACCCCCGTGGGGCTTGTGGCCGGCGTGTGGGGCGGCTTCCGCCCCGACAAGGTCCGCCAGCACATCGACAACTACACGCCCAGCGTCTGGGACGAGCAGGAGGCCGGAGCATGACCACCAACACGACCCCCACCGATCTTGGGGTGCTGGTGTGGGACGCGGAGATGCGCCTGGCGGCCGCCGACGTCCTGACCGGCAACGGCCGGGACGGCCGGCGGGAAAAGATCCGCAAGACGCGGGCGATCCGGACCGTGGCTGAGGCGACCGCCCGCTACCAGCGCGCTCCTCGCCTTCACCGGGCGCGGATCGTCATCGACGTCGACTACCCCGACCGCCGCCGCCGGGACATCCACAACCTGCACTGGACCGTCAAGCCCCTGGTCGACGGCCTCACCAGGGCCGGCCTGCTCCCGGATGACGACGACCGCCACCTGGACGGCATCACCCTCCAGCCCTCCGGTCGGCTCTCGCCCAAGATCCTCGGCCAGCGCACCTACACCTTCCACATCCACGTCTACCAGGAGCCCACACCATGACCGACACACTCACCATCCGACCCACCCCCGCCGCCGAGCTGGAGCGTGGAATGCTCATCCGCCACCATGGTGAGACCCGGCAGATCGTGAGGGTGTGCGACTACGACACGCAGCACGTCGTCATCTATTGCCACGACGGCACCAGTACATACCGTTCCGACGCGACACTCGACGTCGTCGTGCCGCCTGAGTCCGACCCTGAGCCCGAGGCCGAGTCCTGGCCGACAGAGCCGATCATCCGCATCCTCGACGGCCACCAGGGCCACCGCGACATCGGCGGCATGGTCGCCCTGCGCAGCAGCATGTACGCCTACCGCCTGCTCTCAGACGGCGACGAGGCCGCCCTCGTCCTCCGAGACCAGCCCGACGCGGAGATCGAGGACTGGGAGGGCCTGTCCGTCGTGCCGACCGAGGCCGTGCGGACGCTCAGCAGGCGGCTCTTTGAGCTTGGCATCGCCTCGCCGCTCCGCCGCGACGCCGCCATGGCCCGCGTCGTCGACGCCGCCGAGGGCCTCGTCCAGGTCGCTGACACCGGTCAGGACGCGGACTGATGACCAGTGGCATGAAGATCACCGGGACGGATCTGGCGGGCCTGATCCCTGCTGGCTCCTCGTCCGCGCCGGTACCCGACTCGGTGGCCTACGCCCTGCTGGAGCGCCTTGCCGACGCCGGCGGCCCCGACACCTGCGCCCATGGCCACGAATGGACGATCGCCACCGCCCGGGTCCGGGTACGTGACCGCCGCCGCTCCGGCAGAGGCATCGTCATCGAGCGTGACTGCCGCATCTGCAAGCACGAGGCGTACCGCGAGGCCCGCCGCCAAACCCGCCACCAGATGAAGGGCGGGCGCCTCACATGACCACCACCCGTCACCTGGACGCCAAGCAGTCCCGGCAGGAGGAGATCGCTCTGGCCTACCAGGCCGCCTGCGAGGCCCGACGCGGCAAGCGGCATGGCGTCGTCGTCACTCCCGTGGAGGTAGTGGACCACCAGGTCCGCGCCGTGCTCCAGCTGGCGCAGGACCAGCACGGCCCCGGCAGGGACACGCTCGTGCGTATCCGCGCCCTGGACCCGTTCGGCGGGACCGGCATCTACCTCGCCCGCCTCATCCAGCTGGTGCCCCTGGAGCCCTGCGACAAGATCGTCCTCGCCTCCCAGGCGGTGATGGTCGAGATCGACCCTGACGCCTGCCAGGCCGCCGTCACCAATCTCAGAGCGGTGATGGCCGAGGAGACCGGCCAGGACCAGATCATGCCGCTGGTGTGCCAGGCCGACACCTACACCACCGGTGACGAGGTGTGGGACATGACCTGGCGGCTGGCCCACCTGTACCGGCGCACCCGAGCTGCCTGTGAGGAGGCGTCCGCGTGAGGACCGCCGCCGACTACGACTCCATGTGGAGCATCGCCACCCGCCAGGGTATACACCCCGGCCGCTGGAAGAACCTGCTCGACGGGCGCGAGAGCCTCGCCCACGTGTGCCGCATGGTCGCCTCTGACGCCATGGGTGCCGGCCTGCTGGTCTCCAAGCGGCGCGCGCTGCGCCCCGCCTACGCACCCGGCATCGCCGAGTACACCAGCCGCATCACCGCTCTCGGCGCGATCCTGTACGCCAGGGACCTGCCCACCGTGGCAGCCCGCCGCCCGGCGGCCCAGGCCCGGATCACGCAGGTCGCCGCCGTCATCGACCAGTGGCGAACCCTGGACGCCAACCGTGAGGCCGAGGCCGCCCTCGACGCCGTCGGCGGCCCGGGCACCGGCTCAGACATCTGGTGGTCCCGCCTACTCGACCACCACGCCCACCCCTGCTGGGTCCCCGCCGACACCCACGACGACGACCTACCCCACGCCGCCCTGGTCATGACCGCCGCCACCGCCCTGTGCTGGCTCACGAACCTGTACACCGACCACCGCGTCACCGAAGACCCCCGCACCCTCGGATTCATCACCTACCCCGAACTATCCGCCTGGAAACGCGACCGCCACCACCAGACAGCCAACTAACCGACCAACCAGCAAAGGACCACAACCATGACAGCACTACAACCACCGCCCGAGCCCAACAACCAGGGACCCGCCTACGTGATCGGCAAAATCATCGGCGGTCTGATCCTCGCCAGCCTAGGCGCCGCCGTCGTCTCCGCGCTCGCGGCCCTGACCATCATCATCTGGCGGTGGGCACTATGACCGCCACCAAACCCGGTCGGTACATCAACCGCCCAGTCGCCACCGAAGCCATCCAATGGGACGGCAGCGAGGAGTGCCTTGGGGCCATCGCGCGATGGGCTGAGGATGCCCTGGTGACCGTCTCTGTGGAGGGCCAGCTAGGCATCGACTCGCCGGAGAGTGCCATGCTTGCCTGCCCCGGGGACTGGATCATCCGCGGCGTGCCAGGCGAGTACTACCCCCGGAGGCCCAACACCTTCAACTCCGCCTTCCGGCCCGCCCCGCAAGGCGGCGCTGCGGGACCGACGGGTTCCGACGCCGACTACCTGTACCGCATCGCAGATCTTCTGCCAGGCAAGCACCGCGACCGCGCCCGCAACATCACCTCGGATGTCGAGCTGTTGCTCACCCATGTGGAGGACGCAATCTGGGTGATCGACCACGCCACCACCTCGCCCGAGCGGCGTCTCGCCGAGGTTCGTGAGTTGCTCGCCCAGCACCTGGTCACCGAGGACACCCGAGCGGAGATCGAAACCGAGGACGGCAGCCCGCCGACGGCGGACCGGATGCAGGCCCTGGCTGCCTTCCAGGTCGCTGTCGCTGCCTGCACTCTCGGCCTCGACGGCGACGCTCTGTCCGCTGTGCTGTCGCAGGCGCTGCAGGCGGCAGAGAGAACTGCCAGCTCTCAGCGGTCCCTCCGGGGGTAACCCCCGATGACGCTTGCTTGTTCTCGTGGCCCGCCCGCGCTCGCGGGCGCTATGGCCCTTGTTGTTCTTGTTTCCCCCATTGTTAGGAGCCTTGTATGACTTGGCAGCGGTCTGGTGACACTGCGGCGGATGATCCCCGTGTGCTCGCGGTGCTGTCTCAGCCTGAGGCTGATGGTCGGCTCCTGAACGAGGTACGCGGGTTCATCTGGGCGCTGTCGCTGGAGAGCGCGAAGTACAAGACGGACTACGCGGTCAACCTGGGTGTGACGGTCAAGTGCGCGGGCGGTGACTTCGAGCGCGCCAAGCTCCTGACCGACCTGTGCGTCCGCACCGGGCTCCTGGAGCGGGTGGAGATCAACGGCCTGCCTGGGGTGAAGCTGATTGAGGATCCGGACTTCATTCACCTGATCAAGAAGGCCGAGAGCGACTGGGACCGTCAGCGCAAACGCGACTGCTCGGACCCGAACCTGAAGTGGCCGGTAATCCTTCGCGATGGGGACCACTGCCGGTACTGCCACCACGAGGTGCACTGGACCGGCAAGATGTCCAACCGCAAGGCCACGCTGGACCATCGCGTCCCCGGTCAGCCGGGGACTGTGGACACCCTTGTGGTGGCGTGCGCGCGTTGCAACAGCGCGCGTCGTGACGACGAGGACGGGACCTGGGACCAGGAGCACCCGCTCCTACCTGTCCCGGCCCGCCCCTACTACGGCAACTGGTCCCGCAAGCACCTGGTCGAGCGCGGGCTGTTAGTGGCCGACGCCCCGGTGGGGGCGGACTCCGACAATATTCGGCAGGTGGACGCCTCCGGCCCTGATCAAGCCGGCCAGGTGGTCCCCGCCCTGGGAACGCCCCCGGCGTCGTCGCAGCCAGCGACGGCGCGTCCGCAGGGGCTCCAGGTCGGCAACCCCGGCACCGCAGATCTCGGTGCGCCCGCGGGTTCCTCGCCAGCGTCGGAGACTGCTCCCGCCCCGGTGTCGGCCGGCCAGCAGCCCCCGCCGCCCAGGCGCATGCGCTGGGGACCGCCACGCCGCAGCCCCAGGCCCGACCCGCAGGCGGGCCCGCCACCACCACACCCACGCCGTGACCGGGAGTTCACCGTGAGTTCACCGGGAGTTCACCATGAGTTCGGAACTGACTTCGAACTCAGTTCGAACTCCCAGCCTCCGGAGTACGTACTCCCCGGGTCGGGACGGGACGGACTCGGGAAGGGTCCGGGAAGGGACGGGCCTGGGTCGGGCACGGGTCGGGTCCGGGCTCGGGACGGCGCCGGGTCCGGGCCTGGGTCGGGTCTGGGTCGGGACGGGAGCGCTTGCCTGCCTCGGTCCCGCAGAAGGAGGAAACGGCGATGAGCGCATGTGTCCGTGGCTGCACGGTCCGTGGCATGCACGCCCCGGACTGTGACGGCACCAGCACCGACCCAAGCGGCCAGGTAGTTGAGTGCCTGGGGTGTCTGCCCAGGCCGGTGGTGGAGGGCGTGCTGTGTGGCCGGTGTTGGGGGCGCTTGCAGTCTGCTGTGCGCACGCTGCCGTCGTTGGTGGAGCACCTGTGTGCGGTGGCGGCGCCGTCGGTGTCGTCCCCGTCCGGTCACACTGGTGGTGGGGCCTCGCCGCCTGGGCCCAGGGTGCTGTATTCGCAGGCGCTCGGGGCTGCGGATGATCTGGTGGGGATGCTGGCTGCCTGGTGTGATCAGGTGGCCGACGACCGTGGGCTCGCTGTCCCGCGGCCGCCGGGGCTGTGGCTTACCGGTGACGGCGAGGCGGTTGCCGGGGTGCGCTCGTCTGGAGCCGCCCGGGACCTGGCTGACTGGCTGGGGCCGCATCTGTCGTGGTGCGCGGCCCAGTCGTGGGCTGGGGACATGGTGGAGGACCTGGGCCCGGCTGTGGCTCGGGCGTCGGCCGCGTGGCCGGTGGAGGAGCCGGACCGTCGGATCACGACGGTGAGGTGCCCCAGGTGCGGGCGACGGTCGCTGGTGCTGCACCCGCCGCGTGTGGAGCGCGGCTCCCTACAGGTGTCCTGCTCGGCGCCTTCGTGCGGCGCGGTGCTGTCGGAGGAGGACTGGGCACGCGCCCGCTCCTGGGCAGTAGCCGTGGCCCGCATGGCCGCCGGCCCCGACGACACCACGGAGGCTGGGGCGTGATCGTCGACGGCGAGCAGTGGGAGCGGCTGGCCGACGTGCCCCGGCTGCTCGGGTCCCGGCCGGCCGCCACCATCCGGGCGTGGGTCCGGTCGGGCCGGGTACGGGCCATCCGCCTGGGCGACGGCGGCCACCGCGAGGTATACGTGGCGATCACCGACGTGCTCGCCGCCGACGCCTCCACGCCCCGCCGCCGAGCCCGCCATCGGCGTGTCACCTAGCCAGTGCTTGCCGCCGCCCGCCTGGCGCTTATAACATGCCTGCCAGCGGGACAGCTGCGCCCGCCGTCCGAGCCCCGACCCAATACGGCCGGGGCTTCTCAGTCTCCGTGAGCCTCGATCTGGGCGCGGAGCGCGCGGATCTCCTCGCGCAGGGACTCGACCTGAGCTCGGGTGGCTGCCTCCTGTTCGGCGCTCTCCTCGGTGACGAGTGAGACGATCCAGGATGCCAGGGTTGCTGTGACGACGCCGATGAGTGCGACCCCGCCGATCATGAGCAGGATCGCGGCGCCTCTTCCGAGCGGAGTCACGGGTGCCAGGTCGCCGTAGCCAACCGTGGTGATGGTGACCAGTGCCCACCACAGAGCATCGCCGAAGGACGTAATGGACGCCCCGGGCACATGCCTCTCGGCGTCGAGCACGGCGAGTGCTGCGATGAGAGATAGCAGCATGACGGAGCCGACGGTGTAGATGGTGATCTTGCCGCGGAGCGCGGTGCCGGCGCTGCGCTGTAGGACGCCGAGGAGCGTGACGAGGCGCAATAGCCGCAAAGGCCGGAGCATCGGCAGGACCACAGCGGCGAGGTCAAGCAGGTGGTGTGCGAGCCATTGCCCCCGGTCGGGAGCTAGCACGAGCCGCACGCCGAAGTCGATGGCGAAGGCCATCCAGATGCCGTTGAGTATCAGCTCGGCGGTGGATCTCTGGCCTCCATGGATATCCGCGATGACTTCCCATGCGTAGACGGCGAGAAACAGTAAAGCTGCAACTGTCAGCGGCGGTTCTGTGCAATGCTCCCAGGAGCGGAGCCGCCTGGTGTCGGTGCTGGCGTCGGGCATGCCCCTGATCGTAGGCACCCCCCAGGGTTCGGCCCCCCTCCCCCTGTGAGGCCCCCCATCGTGAAGCACCCCCCCGGGTGTGATACCCCGCCCCCCTCGACATCCCCCTCCCCGGAGGTGACCATGGTGCAGTCTCGTGGGCACCGTCGGCTGCGGCGGCTGCGGGAGGAGATGCGGGCCGCCCGCCCCCAGCCCTGCCGCCGGTGTGGGCAGCCGATCGACTATGACGCTCCGCCTGGCGACCCCCGCTCGTTCCAGCTTGGGCACCGTCTGTCGTGGCGGGATCATCCTGACGAGCGCCTTGATCCAGCGAATCTGTGGCCAGAGCACGAGCTGTGCAATAAGCAGGCTGGTGCCACGGATGCTGGAGCGCAGCTCGGTCTTCGCTCGCGCGATTGGTGAGCGGGGAGGGGGTCGGAAATCTCTGTGGCGGGATTGGCGGCGCAGTCCGCCGGCAGTGCTCCCTCTCCCCACTGGGATTCGGGGCGGGTATCCCCCTCATTTCCCGGAATGGCAACGAAAAGTGGCGTCTCAATGTATGACCGCGCAGCGATTCGGGCGATGGCCGCCCAAGGCAAAACCGTGGAGGAGATCGCCGCAACGCTCGGCGCGACCATCACCACTGTGCGCCGGGCGCTGGATCTCTCCCGGCCGGCCACCTACCAGCGCGATGCGTTCGCGGACGGTCCAGTCGGCGATCAGATCCGAGCGGTACTCGCCCAGTACCCGCAGATGAAGGCAACCGGCATCGCGTACCGGATCGGTTGGTCGGGATCCATGCGAACGCTCCGCCACGTCGTCGCACAAATCCGGACCGAGCATGAGGAGGCGCGTTCTGGTGGCTGACATCGAACCACCTCAGCATGTAACCGGCGGTGCCGCGCAGGTGTGGCGCGACGTCGTCGCCGCTCACCCGAAGCCCGGCACGCTCGACTCACGCAGGCTTGAGGCTTACTGCTACGCCGTCGATCATCTACGCCGGGCGCACCAGGCGGTCGCCGAGGAGGGGCTCACCGTCGAGGACGCCCGGGGGCAGGTTGTGAAGAACCCGGCGCTCGCGGCCGCGAAGGAAGCTCAGGAGCAGATCCGCCGCTGGGGCGCGGAGTTCACTCCTCCGCATCCTCCGAGACGGCGTCGGGGCACTATGTATGACGCGACGACGGCGTCGATCACCGCGGCAGACCACCTGAGTGATGGGAAGTACCGCGGCGCGTGTGAGGCGGTCAAGACGCTGGCGTGGCTGATCGACGAGGCACAGCGGGCGGGCATTGAGGCACTGCAGAAGACCGCGTTCGGCGCTATCCCCGCCTATCTGAAGGGGTGCGCTGATTTACAGATTACGCCGGCGGCGCTCCCCGAGGATGCTGCCCGTCCGAAGCGACGTGGAGAAGGCCGACTGAAGGCTCTGCGAGGAGGTTTGGCGAGTGCGTCTGGGCAGTGAGACGCCGAGGATCTTCACGCCGCCGCTTCGCCCGCTCACTCCCGAGACTTCATGGGGTTTCGCCGCTGTGGAGTTCGCCGAGCTGCTCGGTATCCATCTGCTGCCGTGGCAACGGTGGCTATGCATCCACATGCTGGAGCTGCTACCTGATGGGCGTCTCCGATTCCGCATCGTCGTTACCCTCGTCGCTCGCCAGAATGGCAAGAGCACTGTCGCGATGGTTGTGCTCCTGTTCCTGATGTACGTCAGGGGATGGTCGGTGCTGGGCACCGCGCAGGACTTGGAAACATCGGAAGCGCTGTGGGCTGAGGCAGTCGAGCTTGTCGACCCTGCGGAGCATGAGGACGATCCCGACTTCGTGGACGAGCTTGGTGATGAGGTCCGCCGGATCTCGCTTGGGTCCGGGATGAAAGCCCTGCAGTTGTGGAACGGCGCGACCTACAAGGTGAAGGCCACGTCACGGCGGGCGGGCCGTGGCAAGCACGTGCAGCTGGTCGTGTTCGACGAGCTGCGGGAGCACCAGGACTGGTCCTCGTGGTCCGCCGTCTCGAAGACCACGATGGCTCAGGACTCCGGGCTGGTGCTGGCGCTGTCAAACGCCGGCGACCACGCCAGCGTCGTCCTGCGTCATATGCGGCGCCTAGGGCACATAGCCCTCGGAGACCCAGACGGCATCTGGGCTGACGCTCCGGACGACACAACCAACGGGCTGGACGACGACGGCGAGACCGACGCCCTCACGCAGTCCCTGGGCCTGTTCGAGTGGTCGACACCGCCCGGCGCGTCCCGGTGGGACCGCGCCTCCTGGGCACAGTCCAACCCCTCCATGAACCACCGCCGGGCGGATGGATCAATCGGTATCCGCGAGGAGACGATCGCGGCATCCGCCGCTACTGACCCGCCGGGCGAGTTCATGACCGAGGTCCAGTGCCAGTGGCTCTCCTCCTCCGCCAGGCCACCATTCGTGGAGGGCGCCTGGGAGGCCGGCCTCCGCACTGACACGTTCATCCCCGCAGAGAACACGGTCGTCTACGGCCTCGACGTCTCCTGGGACCGCAGCGCCTCATACGTCGCTGCGGCCGGAATCAACAACCGTGGCGTCCCCCAGGTCGAGATCGCCGCCCGGCTACCACGCACCGACTTCACCGCCGACTGGTTCCGCGCACGAGCCAACCCCGACGCCCCGATCACGGTCATCGCCCAGGGCAAGGGCGCTCCTGTATCCACTTTGCTCCCGGACCTGGAGGAGATCGACGGCGTGAACGTCATCCGCTGGCAAGGAGACGACCTCGGCGCATGGTTCGGCCGCATGTGGGACCTCGTCACCGCATCGCTCCCGGCGCAGAACGCTGAGCCCTCAGTAGTCGTCGGGGGCATCAACCATTTGCCGCAGCCCGTCCTCGACGTCGCCGCCGGCACCGCACTCTGGCGCAACGTCGGCGACACCCGAGTCATCGACCGCAAGGGCTCCCCAGAGGACGCCGCCCCACTGATCGCGGCCACCGCCGCCGTCGGCTACCTCACCACTCCACACGACGAGCCCAGGTCTGCCTACGACGACACCGACGGCGTCATGTACGTCTAGAAAGGACGACAGCGTGCGCACCTACCGCCATCTCATCGCCGCCAACATCGTCGTCAACCTCAAGACCGGTACCGCGCTTGCGGGCGCGCTGGTGAAGCAGTCGGGGCCGCTCCTGTTTCTGCGGAATGTAACGGTCTACGCAGAGGGTCGGGAGCCTCAGCCGGCGGATGGGGAGATCGTCGTTGAGCGCGGCGAGATCGAGTTCATTCAGAAGCCGATAGCGGGGTGACAACGTGACGTTCGTTGTTTCAGCGTCCGCCGTCCAGCAACTCGCTCGCCCTATCTCGGCGCCGTCTCTGACACTGTCGGTGACAGACGACTGGCGAGTGGACTATGAGGACATCTGGCGCACTCAGGATGCCGTGCGCACGGTTGTGGACTTCCTCGCCCGCTCAATCGCCAGCCTGTCCCCGCACGTGTTCGAGCGCGTCTCCGATACCGATCGTGTCCGGGTCACGGATCATTCTCTGGCGCGTCTGCTGTCGGCTCCGAATCCGCGGACGACCCGCTACCGGCTGCTGAATGACCTGGTCCATGACATCGCCATCTTTGACACTGCCTACTGGCTCAAGATCCGCATCGGTGATGCCTTCGGCCTAGTACGCGTACCGCCCAGGATGGTTACTCCGCGCGGCGGGTCGTGGATCTCCCCGGAGTACTACGAGCTCCGCGGTGATCGGGGCTCTCGTAAGGTCCCGCCGGACCAGCTGGTGCACTTCCGTGGCTACAGCCCGGACGGTGACCTGACCGGCACGCCTCCTATGGAGGCTCTCCGGCAGGCGCTGGCCGAGGGCTTCGAGGCTGGCCGGATGCGCTCGCAGGTGCTCCGTAACGGCGCCCGCGCCTCCGGCTACCTGCAGCGTCCTAAGGACGCGGCCAGGTGGAGTGAGGAGGCGCGGGAGAAGTTCGCTCGCTCGTGGGCGTCGCAGTACACGGGCGCTAATGCGTCGTCGGGCGGTGGCACGCCGATCCTGGAAGACGGGATGACTTTCGTCAAGGTCGCCCAGACTGCCGATGAGCTGCAGTACGTGGAGGTTCGCAAGCTCACCCGCGAGGAGGTGGCGGCGGCCTTCCACGTGCCGGCCCCCATGGTCGGCATCCTCGACCACGCGACGTTCAGCAATATCCGGGAGCAGCACAAGCAGCTGTACCAGGACACGCTCGGCCCGTGGCTGGACATGATCGAGCAGGAGATTGCCTTGCAGCTGATCCCCGATGTCGAGCCCACACGCCGCTTGTACGTCGAGTTCGATATCCAGGCGAAGCTGCGCGGGTCGCTGGACGAGGAGGCGCAGTCGCTCTATCAGGCTGCCGGTGGCCCGTACATGACCCGCAACGAGGTACGTGCACGCCGCAATCTGCCGGCGCTGCCTGGCGGAGACGAGCTGATCACGCCGCTGTCGGTCACCACGACCGGCGGGGACGCAGCGCCAACGACTACTGGTGATACGGCGTCGGAGGACCCGCCGGACGACGACGGCGATGAGGAAGCCAAGTCGGCCCCGCTGTCTGTGAAAGCGGGCGCGCGCCGGGCTGCCCCGACTGCCGAGCAGATCCGCCAGGCCCGCGATTCGGCCGAGCAGACCCTGACCAGGTTCTTCCGGCGGCAGCGGGACTCCGTGCTGTCAGTACTCGGAGCTAAGGCCGCCGACTGGTGGGACAGCCGGAGGTGGGACAAGGAGCTCTCCGACGACCTCGAAACCCTTGCCCTGGACATCACCGCCAAGGTCGGGGCCGCCGCAGCGGAGGCGCTCGGCTTCACCGCCGACGTCTACGACGTCGCCAGAACCCACAAGTTTCTGCGCGCAGTCGCTGAGTCCCGTGCCGGAGCCATCAACTCCACTACCAGGGACGCGATCGCTGCTGCCCTCGACCACGACGACGAGGAAGACGGGCCGTCTCCGGCTGACGTGTTCGATGCCGCGACCGGCGACCGCGGCCGTACCGCGGCCGTCACCCTCGCGACCACGCTGACGACCTTCGCGGCGACCGAAGCCGCCCGCCAGGCCGCCCCCGCCACCGCGTTGAAGATGTGGACCGTCACCTCCGGGAATCCGCGCGCCTCGCACGCGGCGATGGACGGCGAGACCGTCCCCGTCGACGACCTGTTCAGCAACGGCATGAACTGGCCGGGCGACCCTGTGGGCGGCGCAGACGAGGTCGCCGGCTGCACCTGCACCGTCACCACCATCATCCCCTGACCAATCCGAGGAAGGACCGTCATGGAGTTCAAGACCGCGCCCGTCCGGATCAAGGCCGGCCCCGAGGACAACCTCGCCGAGGGCGAGTTCCTCGTCTATCCGTCCACCTTCACGCGTACCCCCGACTCCTACGGCGACGTCGTCGCCCCCGGCGCCTTCACCAACACCATCAAGGAGTGGAAGGAGTCGGGAAACCTCCTGCCGGGACTCTACGGGCACCGCATGGACGACCCCGACTACGCCGTCGCTTACGCCCTCGACATGGGCGAGGACGACCACGGCTGGTGGGTACATGGCGCCTTTGACCTCGACTCCCCCAAGGGCCATCAGGTCTACCGGCTCGTCAAGGGCCGCCGCCTCACCCAGCTGTCCTTCGCCTTCGACGTCCTGTCCTCCGGCGCCGTCACCCTCGACGACGGCACCAAGGCCAACGAGCTCCGCGAACTCAAGGTGTACGAATTCAGCTTCGTGCCCGTGGGCGCGAATCAGGACACGTCCGTGGTCGCCGTCAAGGACGCCACGATCGCCCTCACCCGCAGCCTCAAATCCGGGCGCGTCCTCGCCCAGAAGCACATCGACTCCCTCCGCACCGCGTGGGAGGCCATCGGCGGCGTCCTCGACGCCGCCGAAGCCTCCCCCAACCCCAACGACCAGGAGAAAGCCAGCACCACCCCGCAGGCCAAGCCCGAGGACCCCACACGGGGCAAGAGCGAGGACCAGCAGGCCCCGGTGTCCGCAAGAGCCCTGGCAGCCAGAGCCGCGCTCGCGGCCATCCACACCATCTGATCCCAGGGAAGGGACACACATCATCATGGATAAGCTCACCATGCTCAAGGATGCGGCCGCCAAGGCCGCTCAGGACGCCCAGGACATCGCGCAGAAGGCCGTCGACGAGCGCCGGGACCTCACCGACGCCGAGCAGAACGACTACAAGGCCTCCATGGCCAAGGCCGCCGAGCTGCTGGAACAGGCGAAGGCCGTCAAGAAGGACAACGATCTCCTAGCCGAGGTCAAGGCGTTCGCCAGCGAGCTCGGGGGTGTCAAGACTGAGGACATCGACCTGACCGGCACGGTCTCCAACACGCTCCCCCAGCGGGAGAACATCGGTGCCACGTTCGTCAAGTCCGACGCCTACCAGGCTCTCATCAAGACGTTCGGGTCCCGCATCCCCGAGCGTGCGCAGATCCAGACCCCGCCGGTCGCGGTCAAGTCTCTGTTCACCGGCGCCAGCAACACGTCAGCGGGGGCATTCGTCGTTCCGGAGGACTCCGGCATCATCGAGATGCTCGGCCGACGGCCGCTCACGCTCCGGGACGTCATCTCCCGTCGGCGCACCAGCTCCGATGTCGTCGAGTACGTCCGCCAGACCGCCCACACCAACGCGGCTGCCCCTGTGCCCGAGGCCACTACCGCCGAGGCTCCGACGGCGGACATCGTCGCCGGCGGCTACAAGCCCGAGGGCTCCTGGACGTTCGAGCGAGTCTCCACCGCAGTCAAGACCATCGCTGAGTGGGTGCCGGCCACCAACCGGGCTCTGGCGGATGCCAAGCAGTTGGAGGACCTGATCAACGCCGAGCTGGCAGCCGACCTGGCTGAGACCGAGGAGACGCAGATGCTCTCCGGTGACGGCGCTGGTGAGAACCTGACCGGCATCCTGTCTACCTCCGGCATCCAGCAGCAGGCCTACGACACGGACATCTTCACCTCCGTTCGCCGCGCCATTACCAAGGCCCGCACCGTCGGCCGCGTCGCCCCGAACGCCATCATGCTCTCCCCCGTCGACGTCGAGACCATCGACCTCGCCCGGGAGAACGACAACACGGGCAAGTTCCTCGGGGCCGGCCCCTTCGCGATGGGCCCCCGCACCCTGTGGGGCCTGCCCATCCTGGAGTCCGAGGCGATCGCTGAGGGCACTGGCCTGGTCGGTGACTTCACGAAGGCCGTCCTGTGGGATCGCGAGCAGACCACGATCGCCGTGTCAAACTCCCACGCGGACTTCTTCATCCGCAACCTCGTCGCCATCCTCGCCGAGGAACGCCTCGCGTTCGGGGTCACCCGCCCCGCCGCCTTCGTCCGGACCGTCGTCCAGGCCTGACCCGCTGGTGGCCGCCCCGCATCGTCTCCGGGGCGGCCACCAGACCCCTACCGAGGAGGTACCACCCCATGGGGAAGCACTCCGCACCTGTGGAAGGAGCCAAGATGGAACTCAGGCCCTACACCGTGACTGTCAACGGCACCCGCACAACCCTGCTGCTGACTGACCGTGATGCCGCCGCACGCGGGCTCCTGCCGGCCCCGGAGCCCGAGGTGGAGGTCAAGCCCGCCCCGACGCCGGCGAACAAGTCGCGTAGGCCGTCCCGTAAGGCGGTGACCAGCCGTGGCCCTGCCTCCGCTAGCTGAACCACAGCAGCTCGCCAACTACACGGCCGGCGCAATCGCCGTCTCCGACCCGCGCGCCAAGACGCTCCTGGAGGCAGCATCTGAGGCCGCCCGCCGCTACTGCGGCTGGCACATCGCACCAGTGATCACCGAGGCCCTGGTCTTGGACGGCTCCGGCTCCCACATCATCGAGCTACCAACCATGCGCGTGAAAACCATCAACGCGCTCATCGAACACCTCCCCGGGCGCAACGGTCGCACCCACGAGTGGACTCCCGATGAGCTCGCCGACCTCGAATGGTCACGGCTGGGCACGCTCCGCCGCCGCCACGGCATCTGGACCGACCGGTACCAGGGCATCACCATCACCCTCAGCCACGGCTACGACGCTGCCCCGGACGTAGCCCAGACCGTCTGCCAGATCGCAGCCATGGCGCTTGCCTCCCCTACCGGCGCCACTCACGAGCAGGCCGGCGGAGTCTCCATCTCCTACGGCACGACCGCCTCCGGTGTCGCCGGCGGCCTCACGCTCCTAGACCGTGATCGTCTAGCCCTCGACCCCTACGTCATCCGGAGGCCCTGATGCCACTGCCTGCCTGGGCGGCCGACACGGTCACCATCATTACGCCCTCCTGGCGCACCGAGCGGGGCAAGCAGATCCCCGACTACGACAATCCCTCCACGATCACCGAGATCACCGGGTGCAGCATCCAGCCCGCCGGCACCGCCGAGACCCTCGCCGCACGCCAAGCCACCACCGTCCGGCTGACCGTCTACCTCCCCGCCGGCACCGTCATCGACGCTCACGACGCCGTCGTGGTCGCAGGTACCCGCTACCACGCCGACGGCGCCGGCCAGCAGTGGCGGTCCCCCACCGGCGCGCTCAACCACACGATCGTCAACCTCGTCGACTGGGAAGGATGACCGGCTGTGGCAACTGCAATCCGCTTCGAGTGGAACCACGAAGAGTTCCAGCGCGTCCTCAACTCCTCACAGATCCGAGACCGCATCAACGCCATGGGCCGCGCTGTCGCCTCCGCCGCAGGCGAAGGATTCGAGGTCGAGGAGTACACCGCCAACTACGGCGGCTCGCCACGCCCCATGGCCGTCGTACGCGCGGCCACCTACGAGGCCCGCCTAGCAGAAGCGCGGGACAAGGCCCTCACCAGGGCGCTCGGCGCAGCCTCTGGAGCCCGCTGATGGAGCGCATCCGCACGATCGACGTCGCCGACGCGATCAGGGCATATATCGCCGAGGCGCTCGCGGTGGAGTGCACGGCCGGCACAACCCCGACCGAGTTCGCGCGTCGGTCGGTGCACGTGACGAGAGTCGGCGGGCACCGGCGGGATCTGGTCACCGACGTCGCGACTCTGTCGATCGACAGCCGGCACCTGACTTCAGAAGTCGGGGCGGATGAGCTCGCACGTGATGTCGACGCGGTCGTGCACGCTGCCGAGGGCACCATGCTCGGCGAGACGTCCTGCTACGACGTCACCACGCTGGCGGGCCCGTACCAGAACCCTGACCCTACGAATCCTGCCCTGTACCGAGTCTCCGCCTCCTACCAGGTGGCGGTCCGCATGTCCACCACCTGACGAAAGAAGGAAAATCTCATGCCAGTCTCAGCAGCAAACGTGATGGTTGGCGCCGCCGACCAGAAAACCACCGGCGCGATCCTGAACCACGATGTCGGCCAGAAGAGGCCCATGAACGCCCTGGACAATCTCTCCGGGTACAAGGACTCTGGCTACATCTCCCCGGACGGTCTGACGCTGACGCCCGAGTACAACACCACCGATATCACCGAGTGGAACGGCGCCCTCGTCCGCCGCATCCTTGAGTCCTTCAACGGCACACTCTCCTGGGCGCACCTGGAAACCGACGCGGAATCCCTGCGCACCTGGGCCGGAGACGTCAACGTTGAGGAGACGACTGAGGAGGTCGGGAAGACTATTGTGGCCGCTCTCGGTGCTCACGAACACCCGCACCGGACATGGGCGTTCCGTATCAAGGATGGAGAGCGGCGAATCCTGATCTGGGTGCCGGACGGGCAGGTCACCGACGCTGGCGAGGTCACCTTCACTAAGTCCGGTGCGATCACCTGGCCGGTGACTCTCTCCACCTACCCGGACGAGAAGGGGAATTGCATCTACATCATTCTCACCGACGGTAAGACCACCACCGCCATCGGCGGCTGACCCTAGGAAGGAATCACAATGCCGTTTAAGGTCCCCGCCGCGAAGGCGTCGAACAAACAGAACCTGTTTGAGTTCACGATTCCGGGGTCGAAGAAGGTCTATTCGCTGCCGCTGATGCAGTACATCTCCGCAGATTTCTCCGAAAGATTGGCCTCACTTGCCTCGCGAGTCAAGACCGCTGAGCAGCATGAGGACAAAGACGCCGTACCGCTTGCCATGGCTGAGACCACGTCCTTGCAGCGGGAGATAATCGAGCATTACTGTCCCGGCCTATATTCGCGTCTGTCCAATGACCAGATCGGGGCGCTCATGGATGCCTGGCGGCAGGAATCGAGTGTGGGCCTGGGGGAATCCTCGCCGTCTGCCAAGAACTGAGCACCTACGGCGAGGCGATTGAGGCCGACCTGCTGAGGTCTGGCCTCCGGCTCTCTGATCTTGGCACGGAGCGCCTGTCCTGGCGGGACCTGTGGGTATTCATCACCTACTCGCCGCGGGACAGCTCCTATGCGCGCGCGGTCCTGGGCGAGGAGGCCCTGTGGGGGCTCACCGAGCACTTGCTGGCAGCCGCCGTCGACGCCCTCAACATAGCGAATTGGCAGCGCGCCAACGCCGGCAAGAAGGCCCCCAGCCCTCGGCCGAAACCGATCCCACGGCCGGGGGTCAAGACAGAGGAGAAGCGCTTCGGGCAGGGCGCTATCCCCATCCGGGATTTCAACTCCTGGTGGGAGAACGGATAGCGTCATTGGAGGTGAGTGGGTATGGCTGGTGAGGCGTCCATTGCGCAGGTGTATCTGTCGATCCCGCCGTCCATGGCGGGCTCCCAGGGCAAGATTGCGTCCGAGATGACCGCCGCCCTGTCCGGCACTGGGTCGGTCGCAGACAAGGCCGGGCAGGCGGCCGGAGCGTCACTCGGTGGCGGGCTTCTGGCGTCCGCGAAGCGGATGCTCGCCCCTGCGGCAGTCGCGGCAGCGGTCGCGGGTGTCGGGACGGGCCTGCACAACATTGGGAAGACCTTCGACGACATGACAGAGACCATCCGGGTCGGTACCGGAGCGTCCGGAGAGAGCCTGGATGGGCTGGTCGACGTCGCGAAGAAGGTCGGCTCCCAGGTGCCCGTGTCGTTCGAGTCGATCGGCCCGGTGGTCGCCGACCTGAATACCAGGCTCGGTCTGTCCGGTGACACGTTGACGACGGTCGCCTCCCAGTATTTGGAAGCGGGCCGCATTCTCGGCCAAGACGTCGACATCCAGACCACGACCGCCGCGTTCACCGCGTTCGGCATCGAGGGCGCCAATGTCGAGAAGGCGATGGACTCCCTGTTCCAGACGTCGCAGGCCACCGGCGTGGGCATGAACGAACTCGCATCCGCAGCCCAGTCATCGGCGCCCGCGATGCAGAACCTCGGCTTCAGCTTCGAGGAGACCATCGCCCTCGTCGGGTCTCTCGACAAGGCAGGCCTGAACTCCACGCAGACCCTCTCCGCCATGTCCAAGGGACTGGTCACCCTCGCCAAGGACGGGGAGGAACCGCAGGAGGCATTCCGGCGCGTAACCGGCGAGATCCAGGACCTAATCACCGCCGGGGACACCGCCGGCGCGATCGACCTCGCATCCGGAATCTTCGGCACCAAGGCCGCCTCACAGTTCGTTGGCGCCGTCCAGTCCGGCACCCTCGCACTCGACGACCTCGTCGGCGCCACCGGCGCCACGAGCGACACCATCCTCGGGCTCGGCGGCGACACCATGGACTTCGCCGAGCAGTGGCAACTGGTCAAGAACAACGCCCAGCTCGCACTAGAACCCCTTGGCTCCGCCGTGTTCAGCATGCTCGGTGACGCGCTCGCGGGGATGGTCGAGCCCATGCAGGCGGTCGCAACCTGGATGCAGGAGAACCCGGCGTTGACGAAGGCCCTGGTCATAGCGCTTGGAGCGCTCGCCGTCGGGCTGGGCGTAGCGGCGGCGGCCCAGTGGGTGATGAACTCCGCGCTGCTCGCCAGCCCCATCACCTGGATCATCGTCGGCATCACCGCGCTGATCGCAGCGATCGTCGCCGTCGTCGCCAACTGGGACAGCGTCACCGCATGGATTCAGTCCACGGGGTCTGCGTTCCTGGACTGGTGGAATGGCCTGTGGGACTCCATAGGCGCATGGATCTCCCAGACCTGGGACAACATCAAGACCTGGGTGGGCCAGAAGTGGCAGGCCGCCATCGACAAGGTCAAGGGCATCGGCCAGGCATTCAGCACCTGGTGGAGCAGCCTTTGGAAGACCGTATCCACGTTCCTGTCCAATGCCTGGAACGGAATCATCAACTGGGTCAAGGGAATCCCCGGCAGGTTCATCGCGGCCATCGCCAGCCTCGCCGGCTCCCTGCGCAGCACGATGACCAACGCGACCAACGGCGCGAAGAACGCCGTCACAAGCGGGTTCAACGCCGTCGTCTCCTGGGTCCGCGGCATCCCCTCACGGATCGTGAGCGCTCTCGGAAACACGGGCCAGCTGCTCGTGAACGCCGGCAAGAACATCATCAATGGCTTCCTCAACGGCCTCAAGAATGCGTTCAACGGGGTCAAGAACTTCGTCTCCGGCATCGGCTCCTGGATCAAGTCTCACAAAGGCCCCGAGTCCTACGACCGCCGCCTCCTTGTCCCCGCTGGCGGATGGATCATGGCCGGCCTCGAACAGGGCCTGCGCGCCGAGATTCCATCCCTGCGCCGCACCATGGACGACATCACCGATGAGATTCAGGTCGGAGCCCAGATCTCCGTGTCCAGTACCGCCAACAACACGCGAGCCCTCGGCACGAGCAACTACGCCAAGGGCGGCAGCGGCCCGACCGTAGTGCTCAACCAGTACAACCCCGTCGCTGCACCCGACTCCAAGATCCGCGACGACGTCGCCGCCGGCATCCGACTCGCAGCCATAATCTAAGGAGGCCACGGGTGAGCGAGTACCAGCTCGACGGTCAGGACCTCGACGACCCCCAGGGCCGCTGGCGCCTCACCAACGCCACCACACTGCCCAACTGGGGCTCGCCCCGCCTCGTCAACGTCGAGATCCCCGGCCGCACCGGAGTACTCCTGGTCGCCCCGACATCCACCGACCCGGTCACAATCACCCTCGGTCTCCTGGTCGTCGACTCCGGCCAGGGACGCCCTGGGCTCGACGCAAACCTGCGTGCGCTCGCGGCGTTGCTGCGGCAGCAGGGGCGGTTGATGGTCTTGACTCATTCGCCGGCCGGCGGCGTATCGCGGGAGACGCGGGTGAGGTTGTCCGGCGCGATCGAGCCAGAGTTCTACCCCGCCGGTTCTGCTGCGGTCCTGACGGTGGTGCTGGAGGCCCCGTCAGGGCTGTGGTGGGACGTGGAGGAGACCGTGGCGCCCAGCACTGACCTGTCACCGCTCGACGGCGGGGCAATGCCGATCCCGGACGCAGTCCTGCGGGTACGGCCGTCCGCGCAGCGGGTCATCATCCAGGACGTGGCGAGCGGCGACACGCTCACCTGGGAAGGGTCGCTCGTCAGCAACGGCACCCTCACCATTGAGCCCGCCAAGTTCGCGGCAACCTGGTCCAACGGTACGGACGCCACCAAGGGACTATCCCTGCCCGCCCACGGCTTCCACCTGACACCCGACTCGACCGGCCACCATGCCCTGACCGTGCAGGGAGGCGTCGTCGAGGTGACCGCGCGGAGGTGCTTCTGATGGCCCTTGATGCGACGTGGCCCACTGGCTGGATCCTGGGGGGCGGGTACACGCTCAGCGGCACAGTGGCCGCATACGACGGCGAAACGGCCAGTAATGGCCGCCGCATCATGTCCCCGCTGCTCGACATACCCGAGGGTAGCTACATCCTGTCCGCATCGTTCACCGTCGAGGCCGCAACCACGGTGGAGGCGTACACCTACTACTACGACGGGAGCGGCCGGAACACCCGCTCCACCTACAGCACCTCCGTACGCTCCGTCTACCCGCTGCCGGAGACCTCGTCCCCCGCCGCCATAGAGTTCACTCTCCCCGTCGCCTACCAGGAGGGCGAGCAGTATGTGCGCTGGGTCCTGTGGGGGCCGTCCGGCGGCGTGCCGGGGTCTGTCCGCGCCGTGACCTGGCGGGACGCCGACCCCTGGGAGTCGGCGTGGCCGAGCGCCTGGAAGCTGTCCGGTGCGGGATGGTCGTGGGATGCAATCGGAATCGCTCACTACGACGGGAGCCGTGACCCGAACGCGGGTGACACCGCGCGCCGCATGTACCCGAACGGGCAGCCCCGCGCGGCAGAGGGACGGTACGTGCTCACCATGGAGGTGCGCACCGACTCCACCGACAAGCCGACGGCGGCCGTCGAGTACTTCACCGGCGCGGGCACCTACAAGCGGAGGCCCGCCATTCCCGCCGCCGACGTCCCGGCCCTGCCCGGCGGCGGGGCGTGGACCCGCTGGACCGTCCCCTACCAGGTCGCGTTCAACGGCGACGAGGAGGTTGCGCGCCCCCTGGTCACCTTCCCGCGCGGCATCGTCGTGGACGTGCAGGATGTGCGCGTCCTGCGCACCGACGTGCCGGATCAGCAGAATGCGCTCTCCTGGACCGGGAGCTGGTGGGGCAACGCGCAGATCACGAAGACGCCAACCAGTCTCATCTCCACCGATGCGGTCAACGTCGGCACCAGCGGCCGCATCGGGACGGCCACTGCGGGGTGGCCCGGCGGCCGCATCTACCGGGTGTCCGCCACCGTTGAGGCGGACGTGCCCTCCAACCTGAACCTGGGCGCCTACACGCTCACCACAAGGGTGGGCGCCTCTGCGTCGTACCGGCGGTCGATCTGGCCCTCAGGCTCCGCACGCACCATCCAGCCGGGCAGGCCGGAGATTCACTCCGTAGACATCGCGCTTGACTACCGGCCCGGCGAGGCGTCCTGCCAGTTCATTGGCTATTTGCGGCCGACCGATATTAGTGGCGGCGGCACTGCAACCATCACCCGGATTGTCGTCCAGGACATCACCGACCTTGCCGCGCCGACCGCACCGGCTGGCGTCCGGCGCCCGCAGATGCGGGCTGTCGCCTACAGCATCCTGGGGGACCGGATCGGGCAGCTGCCGGACGTGCTGTCCATGACAGCAACCTTGCCACGCAACGACACTCCGACGCTCAGCCTGTCCTATGCGCCGGAGCCCGCCGCACGGGGCGAGCTGGTGGAGCGGGACATTGAGGTGGGCGTGGAGCTGTCCTACGACGGGTTCACCTGGTGGGAGCCGCCCGGGTGCCGCTTCATCACGCTCAGCAGCTCTGGCAACCTGCTGGGGGACGGCACAGAGGCCCGCACCCTGGACGCCGTGCACATCTCGCATATGCTGGACGAGGCCCTGATCTGGGAAGTACCCGCCTCGGCCCAGGATGCGGACGGGAAGTACAGCTTCCCGGCGGTCTCGGCCGGGACTATCTTGCGCACCCTGTGGGACCGGGCCGTAGCGCGCGGCTGGGGCAAGGGCCTCACCCTGGACTGCACCACCGCAAAGGACAGCGCGGGCGCGAATTGGAAGACGGTCACCACCCTGGCGTTCGACGCGACGATCACGCTCGGGTCTGTGCTGGGGTCGCTGACCGACCTCGGCATGGTGGACTGGCAGTGGGAGGGACGCACCCTCCGCATCTACAACGCCGACACGGCCCTTGCGCGGGAGAACAGTGCAGTGGTGTGGCCCCTCGCCGTGGGCACCACGTCTGCGCCCGAGTCTAAATCGTGGGTGGACCTCGCCACCGAGGTGTTGGTGAAGGGCGAGGGTGGGCGCGCCTGGATGTACCACAACAATGAGGCCCCCACTACGCTGCGGCGGATCGAGAAGGTTGTGGAGGCCGGTGGCGTGGAGCTGGAGTCCACCGCCCGCCTATCCGCCGAGTCCGTCCTGAGGGCGGGCGCAACCGTAGCCGAGGAGATCAAGCGCGAGTGGAGCGCGTGCGACGCCCGCTGGCTGCCGTTCACCGGCTACCGCCTCGGCGACTGGATCACCGTGCAGCGCACCGACGGCAACCAGCGGCTACAGGTCGCACAGGTGTCCTTCACCTGGGACGACAAGGGATTGAGCGGTCACACCACGTTTGGCACCACCCTGGACGACGCCCTGTCCCGCCTGGCGAAACGCACGAAGGGCATCGTCGGGGCGGCATCGACTGGCGGTAACTCGACACGGCCCGCGTCGTCGGCGGCGAAGCGCACCCCGGCCGTGCCGTCCGGGCTGGTGGCGCGTACCACCGCCTGGACGACCTCGTATGGGTCCACGGTTGCCACGATGGACGCCACCTGGAGTGCGGTGACTACCGACACGCGCGGTGTGGCGCTGGAGGGGATCGAATACCAGCTGCGTGTCACCCAGGTAGGCGGGTCTCCGCGCATTTGGTCTGTCGGGTCTTCAACGGCTGGCTCCGTGGAGGGCCTGATGGCCGGGGAGCAGTACACGGTGGAGGTGCGAGCTCACGCTACCCAGGAGGGCACCTACTCAGCGTGGTCGAGCCCATATGGGTTCGTCGCCTCCACGGATGACACCCCACCGGAGCGCCCCTCCAAGCCGTCAGCACGCAACGCCCTGTCCGTCCTCGTGGTCACTTGGGACGGGAAGGACTACAAGGGCGGCGGGATGCCCGCCGATTTCTCCCACCTGGAGGTGTCCGTAGTCGCACCCGGCGCGACACCCCGGGCCACCTCCCGCACCTACATGCCGGAGGATCGGGAGGTGCGTCTCACCGGCCTGGACTACACCACCTGGGAGGTGCGGCTACGGGCCTTCGACTTCGCGGGTAACGCCTCTGCGTGGTCCGACCCGGTGCAGGTGGAGCTTGAGCCCCTGGTGGATGCTGACGCGATTCAGGCGCAGCTGGACGCCATGCTGCCTGGTCTGGAGGAGAGGTCCGCGATCTACCAGCGGGCCGCCGCACTGGTGGCCTCCGGCACCGCCGTTGCCGACCGGCTGCCCCCGGACGAGGGCGTGCCCGGGGAGACGCTGTGGATCGCACCAGACGGCAAAGTTTGGCGCATGAAGACCCATTACTGATGACAGGAACGGAGACACCATGGCGTTCACCGCGAAGACCTGGAAGGACTACCCGGCGGGCAAGACACCCATCACGGCCGGCGAACTGAACCGGATCGAGCAGGGCATCAAGACGGCCGACACGACCGCGAGCAACGCGGCCACGAAGGCGCAGCTGACCACCCTCCAGAACAGTCTGAACACCACGAACAGCTCCATTTCGGCGCTCAACGAGACGATTCTGGCAGGGAAGCCCGTCCTCGCGAAGTGGGATCTGACCGCCACCACCCTAGGCGCGAACTCGACGACCATCATCCCTGCTGGCGCGCCCGCTGCGCCCTGCACGCTGTCCGGTACGGGGTTTGTTGTGCCCACCTCCGCCATGTTCGCGATCTGTACCGCATACGTGTACATCGGCACCGGCAACTCGGCGCGGGCATTCGTCGAGATCGTCAACTCCAGGAGCGACAACTACACGCTGGGCTCCAGCCAGATTCTGGCCCGCGCGACGGCATACGCCGAGGACCGCGCAACCCTCACCTGGATTGGCCTCCCCGATAGCGTCTACCAGGTACGCGCGTTCCGAACTACTGCCGGGTCCGCGCTCGGCCAGATTCGAGTCCTGGTGTTCCCGGCATGACCGAGCAGTACATCCACTGGCCATCATCGGCCCAGTACCCGGCCACGTCGGGGGCCGGGAACCAGCTGCACCCGACCTCCGACTATGCGGTCACAGACACGGCGACCACCGTCCACTCGCTGAAGGGGTCCACCTGGGAGCGGCTGTCCGACGAGACGATGACCGCTATCGGCCAGGCGGTGGCAACCGTCATCGACTCCACGAATGTGGCCGCCGCCAACGGCGACTTCGAGGTGAGCCTGGACCGCATCGCCCCATCATCCGAGTACGCGGAGGCGAAGACGGCGGTCCTCCAGGAGATATGGTCAAGGATTGTCACCGCCGAGCGGGGTGTATTCCTCCAGATCACAACGGACATGCTGGAGGCCAACCTGATTACTGGCGACAAGATCGCCGGTGGCGCGATTGATGGAATGGTCATCACTGGCGCAACGGTCCGTACCGCCGCGTCCGGGGCGCGCGTCCAGCTCGACTCGACCGGCCTGCGGGCCTGGAACTCCGCCGGGGAGTTGACCGCCCAGATCCGGGGGCAGTCCGCAGAGATCGTCGGCGGCACCATCACCGGTGCGACGATCCGCACGTCTGCGGGAGCCGACCGCACGGAGATGACCCAGGCGGCCGGCCTGCGGGTGATCAGAGAGTCGAAGGTGGTGGCGCAACTCAGCTCCAGTGTCACCAATGGGCTCGCGCTGATGAATCCCGCTACGAACGTGCTGACTCCGGTAGCTGGAACCGTGTTCGGTGCGCAGTTCAAGGAGAAGGTGTATACATCGGGCGCGGGGTCGCCAAACTCAGGTAACCGGCGCTACGAGAAGATGGACTTTACGGCTTCGCCTAGCGGGCGTGGCATCGTGATCGTGTATGGCAATTTCGCGGCGGGTGCTCAGTCTCCGCTTCATATGATTCTGGCGTGCAGTAAAGACACCGGATACACCAACCTGGTCTGCACGACCGGCTATGTCTACGAGGATGGCGGCCATACCGGGGGCGCCTGGACGGTGATGGGTATGGCCACGGGTCTGCCTACGACCGGGACGTTCAGCCTGTATCCGTTTATGGCCGCTGCCGGATCTGGTTACGCCGCACTGTCGTCTGGCTGGTCCGTTTCGCGGCTGGCATGCGCATTCATCCCGACATAAGGAGGCCCCATGGAATCTCTCGTCAAGGCATACGCGGCTGAGCTCGCCGCGATGACTCACCGTGCGCTGTCTGCTGAGGCACGCGTGCAAGAGCTGGAGCGGCAGCTGGCAGAGCTGTCCACCGCTGGCGACACAGAGTCTGCGCAACCCCAGTAGCAGCCCCTCCCACAGTTTTCTCTTGGCTCCGACCGAAAGGGCGGAGCTTTTCTCATGCCCAGAACTCAACAGAGACAGGAGATGAGCTATGGCTCTGACCGGAATGGATATCGCCTCCTACCAGGCGTCCCTCAACCTGGCGAACGTCGGAGGCGATTTTGTCATCATCAAGGCGACCGAGGGGACGCGATACGTCAATCCTTACTGCGATAAGCACTATCAGCAGGCCAAGGCCGCCAACAAATTGCGGGGCGTCTACCATTTCGCCCGCAATCGCAGCAACAGCGCCGCTGCCGAGGCTCGGCACTTCGTCTCCAACATCAAGGGCTACATCCGTGATGCGGTGCTGGTATTGGACTGGGAGGACGGCTCCGGCGTAGCCGATGTCGCCTGGGCGAAGGCGTGGCTGGACACGGTCACGCAGCTGACCGGCGTGCGGCCACTGATCTACATGTCCGCCTCCCCGGCGTCCCAGTACGCCTGGGAGACGGTCGCCAAGGATTACGGCCTGTGGATTGCCGGGTACCCCACCTCCAAGGCCCGCGGCCTGGAAGCCCCCGACTGCCCCTACCGGCCCGGCCACAACTGGAAAGTCGCGATGTGGCAGTACACATCCTCCGGGCGTGTCAGCGGCTACGGCGGCAATCTGGACCTCAACGTCTTCTACGGCGACAAGGCGGCCTGGCTCAAGTACGCAGGTGCCACCGCCACTACGACCGCTGCTACGGCCTCGACGTCGACGGCTGCCGCCAAGCCGGCCGTCGCCAAAACCAGTGCGGCCGCCGTGGACATAACCGGCATCCAGCGGGCGGTGCACACGACCGTAGACAACATCGTCGGCAAGCAGACGCGCACCGCCGTGTCCCTGGTCGCCCAGGCAAGCCGCTGGGGCGGCACCAAATTCCCGAACGGAGTCGCCGCCACACAGCGCGCCGTCGGCGCCACCCCGGACGGCATCTGGGGCCCCGCCTCCAAAACCGCCCACGACAACACCGTCAAGGCCATCCAGACGGCGCTCGGCAAGCTCGGCTACCGGCTCGACGTCGACGGCATCTGGGGGCCGGCCACCGAGAAGGCCGTCACCGACGCCCTCAACCGCGGCCGCCAGGCCTAACACCCCCAGGAGGAGAATCATCATGCTCGCCCTGCTCGACGGCACCCAACAGCTGACCGCATCCGCAATCGCCGGCCTGCTCTGGCCTCTCATCCAGGCGGTCCTCTACCGCGTGGAGTGGACCCCGCTGCGCTCGCGGCTGGTCGCGATCGGTGCGGCCGCGGTCTTGTCCGTGGTCATCTGGTGGGCCGGCGCCTACCCGGCCACATGGGAGATGCTCACCGCTCAGGCCGCGGTCGCTCTCGGCTGCATCCAGACCAGCTTCACCCTGCTGAAGCAGTGGGGTGTGCTGGATTGGCTCGGCGCGGTCACCCCCGGCGGGGAGAGCCGCGAGGCCTACCAGGCTCGGCACCGCGCCGACAACACGGGCACCGCCGGGGAGTGACCTACGATGCCTACGCCACTCGCCGTCCGGTCGGTGTGGGGCTCGCTCACTCCGCCGCGGGTGATCTCCCTGCTCGCGGCCGCCACCTACGTGTGCCTGGGCGCCGCCGGGGCAGCGGTCCTGGCCCGCCCCGGCCCCACGCCGGCGGACGTGGGCATAGGGGCTGTCCTGATGATCCTGGGGGCGCTCGCGGCCGCGCCGGCGGCCTGGCGGGGCTGGTGGGGCGTGGAGGCTCCCGCCGCCGCACTCACGGTCCTCGGGATGGGGGCGGTCACCGCCCTGGGCCTCACCAGATCTCTCGTGGACGAGCGGTGGCCGTCATGGCACCTGTGGATCGCGCTCACGGTCGCCCTGCTCATCGGTCAGCGGGTCTTGCGGATCTGGGGCAGGTGGTGGGAGCCCGGCTGTGAGCCGCACACGCGCCTGCGCAGGGAGGAGACCCGCCTGTTGGCAGCCCGCACCATCGGCGCGGATATCCTCGCCGCCTACGACGACGTCGACGCGCCAGAGCGGGAGGAGTCCTCCCATGACCATCCGGCCTGACCTGATCGTCTCCGTCCTGGTCGCCGCCCTCGGATCCCCGCTGCTGCTGTCCCTGGCCCAGGCCGTGCGCAGGTCGTGGATGCAGCGCCGCGATATCGAGACCGAGGTTCAGCGCTGGCGTCGCCAGGCCGCCGCCTGGGAGACCACGTGCTGGGCCACCAGGGCGCTCGCCGTCCAGGCCGGGGTGCCTATCGACCGGCTTCCCCGCGGCCCGGGCGAGACATCAGCGACCGCCGCACACGATCCCCCGCCCGACCCGGGCGCCGGTTGACGCAGCACACCACGAGGGGCCGACCACCGCGTATTCGGTGGTCGGCCCCTCGTCTTCGTGTCTCAGCGGGCGAGCGCCCGGGCGGGGATGACCCACTCCCGCCCGATCTTCCGCCCCGGCAGCGTGCCCGCGCCCAGGCGCTCGCGGACTGCCTGGGGTGTCACGCCGAGTCTGCTGGCGGCCTCGGTGACGCCCACCAGGTCATCGTCTGAGCGGACGTCCTGGTCCGCGCGCCGGTCCCAGGCCGTGGTCGGTACGACCTCCAGGCCGATCATGCCGCCCAGGTGCTCCCCGAGCGCCCGGGCGGTGGTCAGAGCCTGCCCCAGCGTCTCCGCGCTGAGGGTGATCACGGCGTCCCAGGCGCCCTCCGCGAGGAGGGACGGGGATACGGCGGGGTGGTAGTCGCGCAGCGCTTCAACCAGGGCGTCGTCGACGTCGTCGCCCTTTGCGCGGATGGTGAGGGTCGCGTTGTACTCCATGCTCGGCTCCTGTCCTGGTGGGTGAGATGATGTGGGGACCTGGGGAGGTCGGAGGCACCACATCTGCCTCCGACCTCCCCAGCTCGTCAGCGGCGGGGCGGCCACTGGAAGCCATCGCGCTTGAGCGGGGCGAGCCCGTTGGCGAGGCTCCGGCGGTCCGAGGCCGTCCCCGAGAACGTGGTCAGGAGGCGACCGTCCTTGCCGACTCGGATGTGTCCGCGACGGGTCTCCTCGACGCTGTACCCGGCGGCCTTGAGCGCCTTGACGAGCTTCTTGAGGTCCTTGTCCATCAT